GATTGTATTTTTGTTTTTGATGCAACAATCCTTGTTGCGAGTGATAGATTGCCATACAATTATTACATACATGTCGTGTGTTTTCTTCGTTATCATTGTTTTGTGATTTTTTTAATAGTACCATATGTTTGCGTGTCAAAAGATGTTTTTCATAGTTCGATTTTTTACTTGTAGTATAATGACATATGGAACAATTCAATTCTGAACTACTTTTTTGATACTTTTGCGACTTTTCGGTCAACAAAATATGCTTCAGAGTCAAAAGATGTTTACTATAATTTGTCTTCTTACTCGTATTATAGTCACATGTTGAACACAAATATTCTGGTCTACTTTTTTGATACTTTTCGGTCAACAAAATATTTTCTCGAGTCAAACTTGATGCGTCTTCTTCATGGCGTGTACTCATAACATCGTCACAATTTTCGCGGCTACTTTTTGGCGATTTTTCGGTCAACAAAATATTTTCTCGAGTCAAACTTGATACGTCTTCTTCATGGTGGGTACTCATAACGTCGTCATAATTTTCGCGGCTACTTTTTGGCATTTTTTTGGTCAACATGTCCATAAAGTATACCATAAAGGTAGGTATTTTTCTAAGTCATTTTTAAAAAAATATGCAGTCATTTTTTTTCATTAAAAAACGCATTTTGCTGCATTATGCTCACAATTGACTTTTTTACAAAACTTTATTGGAGGTTTTCATTTTTGGACATTTTAAAATGTCCTTTTTTAAAAAGTTTGTGGATTTATTTTTTTTTCTTATTTCTAAGAATTTTTGAAAGAACTTTATAGAATATAGAATAGAATATATATATATATATATCTGTGAAGAATCCGACCCTGAGCAGACCAAAGGTCTGCTCGATTCAAGGATGCAATTCGATATTTTTCAATGTGACAAACAATTTCATAATATCTTTTTCTGTTTCATGAATATACTTATCCCCCGTTGCGTACATTTTTGTATAATTCTTAATTGCCACGATAATGATAGAAATTAGAATATCAATATAATACCGTTTGTTGTGAGCAGGTGGTGCCTGCATGAAATATTCAACTGTCGTTGGATAGGATGAGCGAAAAGGTAAATGGAACTGCAAATCTTGATAAATGGCGCCGTTCTTTTTCAAATAGTGCGTAAATACCCGTTTTACATATTTCATACAAGAGAATAACTGCTTAATGGTAAGCGGGTCATGTTCCATTGTTTTGAATTTAGTTGTAATATAGTCGGGAGTGTATGTAGTTCTAAAGAAATTGAGTTTGGTATTGATATCTACTAAATCCCAAATATATTGTTGAACATCATCCGGGAGAACATGCAGTCCCTTTCTATAAAAACGGTTCATCATGTTCTCATAATATTCTTCTTTTTGAATCTTCTCGAATTCTTCTTTGTTATGTTTCTGTTTTTGTTTCAACACGCGGATTTCTCTCAATTTCTTTTCGCAATACTTTTGTGAAGGAGCGACTGCTGACATGCTTATAAAGGGTTACATTCGATTGTATTCATTCTATAAGTATTTGAAAGTTTCAATTTTTTATAAACCAGTTGTTTGGTGTGTTCTCTCATAAATGATTCTATATGAAAGGTATATAAAATTGATTTCAGAAAGAGAACAATATAGGTGGGTATATATCGCGATGGATACGAACATGAATTTTCTCAAATTAGGATGGACAGTGGAAGATAAGATGTATTTGGATACAATCAGTAAAGAGTATATAAAAAGGTCACCGCATATTGCCTTGGAATACGCGGACAAAATGCAGCAGTGGGACGCATTCAAATATATTTTGAATACGAATCGAAAACGCCTGTGGACGCACTATCAAATGACAACGGGATGTTTTGATTACAATATAGATAATTTATCGGAAGAGGAAAGAAAGGAGATACTTTCTTTACCCAAGGACCCTTCGGGCCCGTAGATAAATGGTTCCAGAATATGGGTATGGGGCCCTTCGGGCCCCCCAGCTAGGCCCAATATTCGTAACCTACTTCATCTCTATTTGGCCAACAATGAACATCTTTTCGTATTTCAAAATCATACGGTTCCGTAGGAGGTTGGTAAGGTTTGTTCACATCCAAAATATCATATAGGTCAATAAACATTTTATTACTTTTCCACCAATTATGGCGCAGTATTTCTCCATAGGGTGTATTCATGACTTCCGGAATGAAGACCAAAAAATGTTCTCTATATTTATAAATAATTCGACTAATATAATATTGGTCGTATGTCCATTCCATGTGATGACTGGGGTCATTGTTTAATTTGTCTATTATCTCTCGGTACACCATTCGCGTAAAATCGTTTACTTTTAATACAAATGAACCGCTATTTATATAATCATTTTTTAATACATAGGGGTCGCGTGAAAAACATCCGTTTCCGGAAGAGTCTTTTAATCGAAGTAACAATTGATGTAAATAATCTGGGTTTTGTATCCATGCATCGGAGTCCAAAAATACGATGATGTCATCTTGAATTGTCTGCAATAAATGGTTCATTACGTGTATTTTTCCAGTGGCAGGATGTATATTTTCATAGTATTCTGGGGCCATATATATAAATTCGTATCGGTATTCGATATGGTTGCATAAATTGTCGGCTTTTTGCATATATTCGACGGTTTTCGAATTCGTTAATCTTGTGAGTCCAACATAATCGACATCGGTTCGATTGTCTGTTTGAACAATGAGAACTTTTGGTTTTGATGGGGTTGTCATCTATCCTTTCTTTTTATTATTCTATTTATCTTTTTTTGTGTGTCGTATGTTTTTTTTGATGTTTTCTATGTTTTCTATGTTTTCTATGTTTTATGTTCAAAATAGTAAAAAGAAATATTCGTTTACAGTAAACATATTATAAGATGGAGGAGGAGGAATTTGACCCGGATTTAGATATATCTTGGATTCACGAACATGAAAAAGAAAATAGTATTGATAAGAATTATTGTAGAGAGCCGATGAATGAAATCACCACCTATTGTTTGTATATCAATACCGATTTGGAATTGGAGAAGGTGACAACGGAAAAAATGGCGATTGAATCTTACGAATACGATGGCCTTGGCTCATGTCGCAAGGGGATTTCGAAAGAACGCGTTCTCCATTTTATACAAACAAAGAAAAACAGTTTTCCTGAAACCAAATATCGATTGCTTGATATATTGTTATACAATGTAGAATTGGAGCCGGAGAACATTCAGAGTTATTCTATATCGGAGAACTTTCAGGAGTTATCCAAACCTTTTTTAAAAGTTCTCCCCGTGTTTGATAATGTTACGATAACCGATTCTATTTTTATATTTCATTCATTGAATGCGCTCTATTTTTTATTCAAGGAAGTGGAACGTTCTCCAATAGAGACACTACGACCTATATTGAAAAAGAACAAGACGTATAAATCAAAGGAAAATGAATCGAGTATGAACAATCAAACCAAAAAAGTAATGTTTCATGTGGAATGCAAGGAGTATGATGGAGAACAACCGTTGAATAAAACGCGTAGTCATCGCGGTAATGAAAATACGAGAACGAGAAAATATAAATAAGGAAAGGTATAAATATATTTTGTGATATATTTCTACCTATTTTCAAAAATGAATTCGCCTGTCTCCTCCCACTCGAATCTTGTATTGGAGAACGCATGTTTTCAAAGTCTTCCAGAAAAGGACCCACATGATTCCTTCCATAAAATGTTCACTCTATTGTATTATGAACTTACAAGAAAAGAGAACGATAGAGATATAACTGAATTGTCCTATATAGTAAATGACCTATTGAAATCGATGAAACAAAAAATACAATGTGAAAAACGGAATCAGATATCGTACGTGATGGAATTATTGTATTTGTTTAAACTGATTGCGCAAACGCGTGATGCGGAATGTGGAAAAGGTGAACGTGAGCTTACGTACATGATGTTGTATATTTGGTACCAACATTATCCTATATTAGCTATTTTTGCAGTGAAAGCGATTGTTGGGGCCGAAATCGTGGATTTGACACCGAAGACAGTGTTTCATATTTATCCGAATGAGCGGCATCATTATGGCTGTTGGAAAGACATCAAATATTTATGTGGATATGTTCGGGAACATTCACCGAAGGGGGAGAACGACGGATTTATCGACGCCTGTGTTGTCATTATGGTGCAACAATTGCAAAAAGATTATAACAAAATGGGGGGGTTAGCGGCCCGTAGGGCCGCGGAAGGGAACCCTAACCAAAATATGGGTATTTCCCTGGCAGCGAAGTGGGTTCCGAGAGAGGGAAGTAAATACGGTTGGTTATTTACGAAGATTGTGTATGAATGGTCATGGCGTGTGTATCCCTACATTTTGAGGAGTGCGACTACTGATTGTCAATATTCATCGGCGTTTGAAAAATGCACTGTGAATTTCCGTAAAATGATTTCGAAGATGAATCGAGTATTGGATACGGTGGAAATAAAACAATGTTCTCGAAGTTGGTCTACTATCCGTCCTGAAACGATAAATACATTGACAATGATTCGTAATAAGGATGCGTTTTTGAATCGAAGAAATGGGAAGGAGCGGGTATATGATAGCGGGGAAATGAGAGAAGACCGGGATGAATGTTCTCAACATCTACAAAAATATATCTATTCGAATATGTTATTTGATAATATTTCTATTTCCAAAAAGAATAAATATCGCAATCGCAATCATGATAGATATGGTTCTCAAAATAGTAAGATAATCAAGTGTTCCAAAATAAGAAATATACCGATTTCATATTATGTGAAGAAAGCATTTGAATTATTGGATGCCGAGGAAGCGACGAAGGAACCGAAGGTGACGACGGCTCAAGAGGAAATAGAATTATTGAACCGTCAATGGAGAGAAGCCAATTGTTGTTTTCATAGAATCGATAATGTGATACCGATTGTGGATATTTCATTGTCGGTGGATGAGATGAATAGAGAGCCATTGTATAATGCAATTGCACTGGCATGTTTTATGTGTGAAAAATCGTCTCTAATAAAACGAATGATATTTGTCAGTGAAGATACACCGTATTGGATAAATCTGGTGGAATGTGATGATTTCTTTTCGATGATGAAAAGAATAAAACCGTTTACGGATACGATTTGTTCTTTTGTGAATGAGAACCCGGCGAGTTATATGAAATCGATGAAACTGATTTTGGATAGTATTGTTGCGACGAATATGTCACCGGAAAATGTGAAAAAGCTGACGATTGTTCTCTTGCAAAACAAAATGATACAGAATCAACATTGCCAAATAAAGAGGATGTTTATGCATCCAAATCAGTATATCTCGTATGATGTTCCCTATATGATATATTGGAATCTATCTACGAAGAACATAGAATATCTTCCTGGGAAAATAAAAAACAAAGAGATGGCGTTTGTATCGGGATGTTCTCAATCGCTGATTCATGATTTCTGTTTTGTGGATATTGAATTGGTGAGAGAGATGACACCGTATGAAACGATTTGTAGAATATTGAATAAAGATAGGTATTTTTTTATGGAAAAGATATTTACTAAGGTATTGAGTGGAATTGTATTTTCGTGTTCTTAGTATTTTGGTTTGTGTAGAGTTACAATATCCCATTACATGGTATCTATTTCTTTTAAAAGTGCCTCAATGGATTTGCATTGATTGGGTATGGCGCAAATAATCGATTTCCATAATTCAATCATTTTTGTGATGGTTGGGTTTTCAAACCTCGTTACTTTTATACTTTTGCATATAATTAGAAAAGTAATCGATGTGGCATATACATCCCATGTGGAATAAAATTCGGGTGTAAAAAAGTCTTTGAATACGTCCTCCCAATTCTTTCCAATGTATTTTGCCAACATTTCTTTGTAATTTGATTTCATAGTATTTGTTTCTGTCTCGGTAAGGGGTATAGAATAGGATTGGTTGAATTTGGTGAATTCTTTCATAAATTTATTTACGATTGTTTCTATTTGGCCTTCGGTTACATTGGGTTCGGGGGGTGGTTGTTTCGATGTACCTGAGGTTAACTCTTTGTTGGTCGAATCTTTCCGAACAGAACATGTGATATAGGAGAGAACAAAAATATCGAATCTCCAATAAGGATAGAATTCGTTGGTATAGAGTGCGTTGTATTGTAGTTCTGCGGTAGTAGCATCGGTTGGGACGAAAGACAATCCGAAATCGATGATAATAGGTGAATGGTTATGTTCATCATACATGATGTTTTTTTCTTTGATATCATAATGTATAATTCCTTTTTCGTATAATTTTTGTAATGATTTGAGAATATAAGAAAATGATGCATATAATTTTTTAGAAATTAGTTCAGGTTCTCGAGGTAATTCTAAAAAATAGTCTTCTATATTCATTTTACTGATATATCGTATTTTTCCGGATATATATTTGGATTCGTTGTCTTTTGAAATCACTTCGCATTTTCTTTGTTGTTTTTCTTCAATTTTTGATATGGAAACGGGGCATGAAGATTCAATCATGGAAAAGAAGAAAGAATAGTTGTTGATTTGTTTCACTCGTTCTCCAATGGCAATTTCATTTTGGATTGTTTCCGTATTTTTTTGTATTTTTGACACATATCGTATATCACCTGGCTCTCCCGTGTCACATACTATTTCTGGTTTATAAATGCAACCATAGGTACCTTGATTAATAAGTTTAATTCTGATTGTTTTTTTATCGGATTCTTCTTCTTCTTCCGATTCTTCTTCTTCCGATTCTTCTTCTTCTTCTTCTTTTGTTCTTTTTTTATTAGGTACCAGTGGTACTTGGGCCGGGGGCAGCGGTACTTGGGCCGGGGGCAGTGGTACTTGGTCCGGGGGCAGTGGTACTTGGGCCGGGGGCAGCGGCAACTGGGTATTTTCATTTGGTATAATCGTATTTTGAGAACTTCGTTTATCAGGATTCATAACGTTCATATTTTATGAATATATAATACCTATTCATAAAATATATGCAAATCGCCCCCTATTTCTAAATCGCATAAAAAATATCATTCATTATGCTTTCTGTAAAACATATAAATACTTTTTGAATAATTGAGAATTGGATAAAATGGTTTTTGTAAACTCTATACTGTGATATTCCGTTGTCCAACCATGAAATACACATGTATTTATATTTCCATCCGCCTCAATTGCTAAAAAACTCCTATGAACCCTATCAGGGACACGTTTAAAAAGCATTTCACATGCGTATGTATAAAAAACATCTTCATTTGTAGTATCCATGAGATGGTCGGTTTGGTTGTTTATCAATGGATTCTTTTGGATGACACTTTGTCGATAGTTATTGATATCTTCCCACGAAATTTTTTCCAAACAGTCAATCATGGTTTGTTTTTTTCGTAGAGAAAATCCGCCATTGATTCCGCCATAATAATAGGCCAGATGATTTGGCCTATAATAGTTTGCGCCACTATAATCAAACAAATCGGAAAAATAGTTGTCGAACATTCTAAACATAATGCAATCTTTCTGGAAAATAGCAATATTCTCAAAGGGAATACTTTCCCAAAATTCTTTGTCGCAACATATATTGTTGTATGTTTCGAGTGTTATATTGGGCATATCATTTTCATCCATATAAATATATTCATCGGGTATTTTATGAAAAATGGAATTGGGAAAGATTTCTTTGATTTGGGATTCATACCCTGAATAGCTTATAATGAGCAAATTCCATCCCTCTGGATTCATAAAATACATGAAATTTCGTATCACCGCCTCCATTATTTTGTCAAATCGGGGGTCAATAATAATTGCCAATTTATTGGTATCATTATGATAATGAATCTTTTGGTTTTCTACGAACTCTGGGTCATTCACAAGACATTCAAAAATACGCTGATATAAATATACGGTGGATGTATTGGAATCGATGAATTCCATATTTATTGTATTTGTATTTTCAATAAGGGATATTTTTATATTATATTAATTATATTATCAACGCATCAATTTCTTGAAAAACGTTGTCTTCTAACGTTCTGAAATGGATTTCGTCGATGGATACATCGGTTTCGTCTTGTGTGAGTCTTTTCTTATGATGCAAATAATTCAAATACGGTATTTTATTGAGATATATCATCGGTTCATATAGCAAATATGGTTTTATAGTTTCTGAGCGTATATTCCATTCATACGAGGAGGCGAGGTTATATACATGTTGTGTAATCCCATATTTTATGATGTTTTCTTCTTGTGCGCGTTTGTATTTTCTCATCATATTTTGTTTGAATGTGCCGTCTTTGGAAGCCATATTGTTATCAAATCTATAGCGGTTCATTTCCGCGCCGCCGATTCGGGATTGTACATATTCTTCGAATGTTTCCTGTGGATAAAACAGGTTGTCGCGCTCATTATTATAGAGTGTTTTATCAAACAATAAAAAAGTGTAATGTTCGGTATTGTCGTTATTCATCTCTGTGAATAAATAGGTATGATGCAACAATTGATAATAGCGCATGTATGGATGTAGTTCATAAAAAACGGCGTTCCATACCTGCCGATTGTGTTCTCCAATATCGGCACTGATTGTGTCTCTTAGTGAGAGATTGTTTGCTTTTGCGATTTCAGTCATATGTTTCTTGTATTCACTATAGGCCTGGGTGATGAGGATGTTTCGAATAAAAAGAATAAAATCTTGTAAATCTTGCATTTTGTGGGTGTTGGGGGTTGGGAGTTTGGATTGAATAGTATCGCCCTTTATATTTATGTTGTTTTTTGGTTTATTTTGTTTCCTCTCCTGAAAGGGGGGGTGGGGCTTATAAGGCAATACGAATATTATAGTATCTATTTTTGTATGTTTTTTTGAATTTCATGTAGAGTTCTTTCACATCTATCGAGGTTTTCTGTGTTATTTCTGAAAAATACGCGATTTCCTTCTGGATTTGTTCTGTATGATTTGTGCAGAAATCTTCATAGGCTTCGGCGGGTTGAACATCCAATACAGTCACATGATTGACAGTTTTGTTTGTATTTGATTTCATGTTTGCATTCAAACATGAAATAATATGATGGTCGATTGTTTTCAGGAATTCGTCTGATAATCCGATATATTGTTTGCGTTTCTTTTTTTCATCCGCCGGTTTGTTCGCCGGTTTTTTGAGGAAATAATAGCGCACACTTTTGAACATTTTTTCTTCTATGTTTCCCTTATAGCCGGTACTTACGAGCCGATTTATTTCTTGTGTCATAATGGGATGTATATTCTCGCTATAGAACCATTCTTTCCAGGTGTCTTTGAATGTTTTTCGGTCATCAAACTGGTGGAGTTTTGAAAAGTATTCCAATTCTTCTACGACTGGCTCCGAAAAAACAAATCGGTATGTTTTAATACGGATATTGTTTTTACCTTCATTCAATAGGGTGCTGACTTTATTGGAGGTCATTGTCTTTTGTGCGATAGTCTATATCTGGAAATAGATTGTTGGGATTTTGGGATTGTATAATAAAGTACTTTTTTTCAAAAACGAATTCAATTTTTTGATTTTATTTTGGGAATTCGGCCAAGTACATATTCAGATAGGATTGTATCGGGAGAACTTTATATCCAATGGTCCTTAAAAAATCAAATACTTCTCCTTCTTTTTTATCGGATTCGAAAAAGATGGCGGGATAGTGGGACGATTCCAAACATTTTAATCCGCCTTTGATGACCTCCAATTCGTTCTTTTCCACGTCCATTTTAATGACGCCAATGTTTCCTTTGAATATTTCTACGTAACTGTCGAGTGTTCGTATGGGAACGGTTTCTTCTTTCAAGAGTGGCAATGTATAGTCTCTATGTAGGGACGAACTTCCGCCATCCTCGCTCATTATATTGAGAATGGCCGTTCCGGTTTTACATTGTTCTTTTGAACCGAGAGCCACGTTTATACATGTCACATTTTCCAAATTGGATAATGCAATGCTTCCACACAGTGCATAATAGGTCATTTTTTGTGGTTCGAAAGAATATACATGTTTGAATTTGGGGGCGAGATTGACGGAAAAGGTTCCGGTGTGAGAGCC